CAGCTTTAATAGTTGCAGAACCACGTACTGGAACTGGAATATTAATTGCATCGCCTTTCTTTCCTTTGTGGTTAATGCGTGTTACCAGATTTGCTATTACTAAATTTTTCTGATAAGTTGCAATAACCTCATCACTCCACATCTGCGGTATGAAACTCGCAGCGGTAGTGACTGTTTGGTCATTAGCTGTACCAACTAAACCTTTTGCCATTTTACTTCTCCTATTATCTTATTATTATTTAACCCTTCCGTCTGCATAAGCTTGATAGATTTCATCTGCCAAGTCCTCATACCTCCGAGGGTCGGTTTGTTTTAAACGTATTAAATCAGCACGACGGTAAATCTTCTTACCGGCAGTTGACTCACCGGAAGCATTCGACATTGCCTCACCTGCTTTCATTGCTGTATCTCTTTTAACCTTTTTGCCTTCATTAACTTCTTGCGTTTTGGAAATCATTTGTCGTTCCTTCCAGTTCGTAAGCAGTTCATCTGCTGCATCAAAATCATAAGAGTCAGCTTCCTTATACAGGCGTTGCCTTATCTTACTTCCATTAACCCATTCCTGAAATCCTCCGTCACCAATGACTTCTTGGAAATCTGGATGTGCCTTTTCGAGTTGTTGGGCAGTTAAAGAAGCTGTTTGCTTCTCGTTCTGTTCCTTCATCTCTTTGAACCTAGGATGGTTATCTATAATTTGCCTGACAGCTTGTTCAGGATTATCATAAAAATCTGCTGGCTCACTAGTGGTAGTCGTCTCCGCTTGTGTACTTATCTGAGATTGCAAATACGAATCAGTTAGTTTCCTAAGTTCTCCTATCTCCTGCCCTTTCCTTCCTAGTTCTTTCTCTAGGTTTTCATAGGCTTCAACTATCTCCGTTGAGGACTTACCTTGAAATTTCTTAGGGAGTTCAGCTTCTTCCTGAATTACTTCCTCTTCCACTTCATCCTGTACAGCTAATGCTTCTAAAGATGAATCAACTTGCTCTTCTACTACTTCCTCTGTGACCTCAGGGTCTACAATTTTACTACTCATGCTTCTTACCTCCGTCTATTTAAGATTGTGGGGGTTGTAAAATGTTAGAGCTGGTTTAATCCAGTTGGTCTAACGCTATTTTGGTGGCTTGTTCCAATGTAATAACCATATTCAAAAAGCCTACCTGTCCTCTACGTTCATGTAGAGTCTTTTCATTATCAATATCATAGATTTTTTCAAGTGATTCCGCTAGTTCTGTGTACTCTTCTACAAGTAAACGCCAGCCATCGTGTTGAATCATGTCTAATCGTTGTTCTAATATCTGTCTATCTGTCATCCGTTCATAGCCTTAGCTAGGTTAAGTACAATCTCTGAGTTAAGATGTTCTACTTCAGGCACATTACGTGCAGTTTCTGATTGTATTCCTTTTATCTTAACCATCTTCTCTGCTAGTTCTAGTTGTTTCTTAGCTAGAGTTTCATTAGATGTCTTATCACCTGCATCAACTTGTAACTTCTGTGCTTCCGCATATATCTTATTAATCTCTGCTTTAAGTTCCTCTAGTTCAAGCATTGATTTTTGCATCTCTATCTGCTTAACTTGCTGGTCCTCAGGGTTAGGCTGCATCATTTGATTGATTGCATCTACCAGTTGTGACCTATTAGTTAACGATGAGTTCTCAAATATGCTCATTAGGATAACATAAAAAGCAGGAGAGCCTTGAGGAGTCATAGACAATAACTGTATCATCTGTGTTGACTCTAGCTCCTTAGCCATAATACCTAGACTGCTATAAGCTTTAAACTTAAAGTCTACTGCTGGGTATCTTTGGTTATCAAATTGTATTCTTCTCCACAATGCTTTGTTAATTAAAGGAATTAAGAAAGACTCTTGGAAGTTTAGTAATGTTCTCTTCTGTCGTTTGATAGATGCTGCTTGGAGCATTGACATACCACTAGCAGTTCCGTTACGAGGTTGTGCGGACTGACTAGTAGCACTATCCATAGCACCAGTACCCATCTGAACCATCCGTTCTAGCTCTGCTGCTTCAGTAAATGTAGACTGGGATAGACTACCGAAGTTAAGTGGCATTAGAACAGACCTTGGGTCACCGTTAGTAAGTATAGTCTTACCCGGTCTTATGTCAAACTTGGTTCCACGTGGTAGACGTGTAGCATCCAGACCCATCATTGGGTGTGTCGTGAGTGCTAAGGCATCAATACGTGCTCTCAGTTCAGCATCTAAAGCTTTCTGTGGGTTATATCCCTTTTCAGCAATACCTCTACCCCAGAATTTAGTTGGAACACGGTCATTCTGATAAGAAATGAACGGTCTGTCATGCATTAAGAATGGGTTTTCCTCTGCTCTAAGTACACAATCATCATTAGCAATTGTTACTACAGCCTCTACTAGCTCGTCATCATCATAATCAAACGACTCATTAGTAGCGTTCTTATTAAGGAAACGCTTAGGAACTAATCCCCAGTACTCACAAATTTTTACCTTGTCATCTTCGTTAGATATGCTATCAAACTCTTCATCAAAACCAAAGTCTGCTTTTTCAAAGCTTCCTAATGGCATATCTGTGTAGATACCATCCTTCATTCCCTTCTCTATAAGGTAACGAGGCTTAATTGCGATGTGTGCTACGCCCAACGACTCATTAATACTAGTTGATGTTGGGTCAATAACGAATTCTTTAGGTGATATAGCTTCTAACTTAACACAAACATAAGGTACTTCTCTTATCTCTGTGGTTGTAGTCATAGTTCCCGGTACTGGAACCTCACTAGCTACTATCTCCATCTTGTCCTGTACAATTACTTTACCAATACCTGTACCATAGATGGCTCCGTTGAGTAAACACTCAGCGATAGCATCCTTTACTTTGTCTTTGTTTAAATCTTCATGTAGTAGGTTACGTATATACTCTACATCCTGTGGGTTTTGGTCCAACATGTCATCTTCAACATCAAACCAACGGTGCCCACCAAAGGTAGCTTCCTCTAATTCCGCTACTGTGGCTTCAATAGCCTGTGATGTAGCCGGAGAGATAAGTCTACTCTTCTCTGATGCTCTAGTCTTGTCCTCATCTGCCCAAGTACCACGCCATAAGCGGTAGTATTCATCCCATTTAGCTAAATAGTTAGAGTTTCTGTGTTGTTCCCACGTATCTACACGGTCTAACACCCATTCTCTTAACTGTTGGTGCGGTCCTGAGTAATCTTTATCTTCCATAAATTAATATCCTGCTACTGCATCCATAGGTTCCCAATCTTCTTCTAATTCTATACTACCTGCGTAGTCCGCTACACTTACTTGGTCTATATACGCTAGGCTGTCCAGTAAGTCGTCATGACTTAGGGGAGAAGGGAAGTCCATCATCTGGGAAATAAAATGTTCGTTCCATTCTGCCTTTCTAAACTTAATCTTACCGTGTTCTAGTCGTCCTTGTAACGACCATGTAATCCTATCTATCTTTCTTTTGCCACCATGAGTAACATCTGTTATGTTTACCCACCTGCCTTTACTTCTCATCTCATCTTCTAGGTATGGCATGATAGCATTCTTTAATGCACCTGCCTCAATACCTACCGAACTAGCCTCACAGTCCATTGCAGCGTTTAATATACGATTAGCTGTTTCCTTTATACCCCATCTACCGTGGTATATGTCCTTAACTAGCCACTCGTCACCTACAATCTTTACTACTGATATTGCTGTTTCATCTAACTTGCTTGACTTTAACCCTCTTTCCTTACTTGCAGCTTCAAACCCTGCTGGGTCTACTGAAACTACGTAATGACCTATAGTGTTTTCCTTAAAGTCTGCTTCATCATCGACGTACTTAATCCACTCTTCCTTAAAGATTCCACCACTGAACGATTCAAAGGTAGCTTCAAACTCTTGACGGAATGCTTGGGTAGACATACTGCTTTTAGCAGCTTGTATTTCCTTTGGGTCCAATAGGGGATTGTCTGTAGAGTTATATTGAAACGCTTCCCAATCACTATCTTCTCCCTGAGCTTCCATAAATAATTTATAAAAGTGATTCTTACCAGCCGGAGTACCAATAAACATAGCACCACCCTTCACGTCAGCAAGTGTGGGTCTCAAAATCATTTCCCATACTTCTGGCTTCATTGAAGCATATTCATCGAGCACAACATACTCTAATCCTACGCCTCTTAATGTATCTGGTCTATCACTTCCCTTTAAATATATCTTTCTGTCGTTGATTAAAGTTAACACTGCTGTGTTTTCATG